TGCCAGGAGGAAGGCGATCCACGGCTCAACCTGCGCCCTCGTGTTGACAGTCAGCGTCACCTCGGGCTCCCACCATTGCCCGGTGAAGGCGTACACCTGTTGCTGCCCGGTGAAGAGCGAGTCCGTTGACGCGACATTGCTCTTCGGGTTCCACGTTATCTTTGTGAACCTCGAATTGTTCGGGGGTGTGAGCGGATAGGCGATGGGCATTGTCGTTTTGGGTTCCTATGCCATTGCGCGCGCCGGAGAGCCGCCGCGCTTCTTTGCCGCATAAATGTCGGACTTTATCTTTCGCGAATGCTGCTCGAGTATCGGCTGGAGTTCGTTGCGCGTAACCCCGCTATCGATGTGGTAATTGACGGTCAGGCCGCCGCCACCCGAGCTTATCGTCGCCCGCGATCCGTTCGGGACAACAGTCCCGCTCCCGTTGGGGATGAATAGCTCGGGGCCCTCCTCGCCGACCACGTAGGGCTGGCCGCCCTGCGCGGGGCCGCCGTCCGCGAGAAATCCCGCGACGGATGAGATGAGGCTCGTCCCGCTCGAGAACGCCGGGAGGCTGCTAAAGCCCTTTGTGCCGCCGAATATCTGGTTAATCAGGGGGTTTATCAGCGAGAGCTTGATGAGCATGGACACGATCTCTTGTTCGACGCTCAGGAAAAATTCGCTGAATTTCGCCTTTCCGGTCGTCACGAATTGCGCGAGGACGTTGGAGCTTGATTCCATGGCATGCTGGAAAGTCTGCTCGATCATCTGCGCGGGCTCGTGCAGCTTGTTGAGCTCGGTGTTCAATTGCTGCGTGGTGGCAATGATCTCCTTCTCCTTTGTGTTGACGATTTCGAGCGATAGCGGGTCGCCGTACCAGTTGCCGCCCATGACGGATTCCTGGGATGTCCGGAGAGACTTGAGCTTCTGCTCCAGCTCGGCCACGGCGTCGGCGGTGCTCAGTTGCTTCGTCTCGAATTTGTCGGCGACGGCGGACGCACGCTCCATGAGTGAGGCGTACTCCTTCTGCTCCTCGTTGAGCTTCACCTGCTCCTTGTAGAAATCCTCGGCGGCGGCCTCCTCCGCCTTCCACTGGTCGCCGGGCGTCGATCCGCTGGCGCTGGCAAGCTTCATCTGGGCGAGCCCTGCCTGGCGGTATTCCTCGGCCAGCTGGCCCGTGGTCCGCGCAATCTCCTGCATGCGGACCTGAATGGCCTGCATCTTCGCGTCATGCTCTGCGCTCGCGAACTTGTCGGCCTCCTGCCTGAGCTTGTCATAGGCCTCGCTGGCGTTGTCCACACCGTACACAAGCGCGCCGAAGCCTATGCCTAGCTGGTTCCCGAAATCGGAAAACTTCGCCATGCCGTCGGCGATTATCTGCTTCAGCGTGCTATTCGAGCCGTCGAGCTCGTAGTGCATCAGCCTGATTGATTCGATCGCGCCGGGCGATATACCCTGGATGCTCTCGAAATTTGTATAAACGTCCCGCACGTCGCGCGCCAGCGCCATGGCGACCGTGCGCGCCCCCAGGAAGGCCGCGCTTATCCGGAGGCCTCCGCGCTCAATGGCGTTCGTCATCGCGTCTGAGGATGTCGAAACGGTCCCGAAGCCCGCGGACATGCTATCGGCGCCGCCCGCCACCTTTGAAACGGCGTCGTTGATTCCGTCCTGCATCTGGGCGGTGCGGACGACGAAATCGACGAAGATTGAGCCTATTGATCCGGCCATTTTAGTCTTGTTTGATGTATTTCAGGATGTCGAAGGCGGCCTCGATGTCCGGGCCCTCGCCTGGCCGCGGTGGCATCCTCAGGAAATCATCAGCGTTGAACACGCGGTCATACCCCCCAGAGGCGTTGCAGATTGTCGCGCAGATGGCCGCGACACCCCGCTTGGACTCGTTCTGGGCGCTCTCCCACTCCGTCCGGAGCGCGGCGAATTCCCTTGGCGTCAGTCGCCAGAAGTCCCGCTCTGTGACTGCGGGAAGATTGACCCGTGCGAAAGTCCAGCATTTGGCTATCTCCTCATTCACTGGGGCGGGTTCGCGGGCTTTTCCGGGTCGGCCTTTGCGGGTGGGAGCGCCTGCCCCCACGCCTCGACAAGGGCCGCCACGATCTCGCTTAGGCGGTCAAGGTGCTCGTCAAGGAGCTCGCCAACCTGTTCGATCTTCAGCGGGTTCTTCTTGTCGTGCAACAGGGCGCCCCACAGGGCCGCGCGCAGATGCTTCGGCCCAAGGTCGCGCCAGAAGCCCGGCGTCAGGACGTTCGCCCCCGTCTGGTCCTCGATCGCAACACAGGCGTTGAAATCGAGGACCAGCGTCCTGGGCCGGTCTAGCGTTAACGGAATCGGTCGGCTGATTCTTGGCATGTTCGGCTGGTGTTGCGGATTAGTGTGTCGCGGCGGTGAATGTGCCGGTGACGGCGAGGTCGAACGTGGCGATGCGCTGCTTGTTCGGATCTTCCGACTCGTTCCAGCCCTTTATGACGGCGCTGAAGGCGCCGGGCGTCGTGGATTCCCCGGCCTTCGTGTACTGGAATAGCGAGGTCGTCTGCCCGAGCGCCGCGGTCCTGAGCGCCTGGTGAACGGTGTCGCTCGGATCGAAGTTGAGCGAGCAAGACCACGAGAGCTCGACAACCGTCCCGAGAATTTCGGTGAAGTTGGTCGGCGATCCGTGGTTCGTTATGTCAACGGTCTTGCCGTTGATCTTGGGGCCGTCCGTCTTGGTCAGCCCGTTGATGCCCTGAAAGGTCGTTGAGACCTTGAGTTGGAGCGATGTGCCCCGCCCGAATAATGCGCCCATGGTGTGGTTTCTCCGTTGCTAGTCTTGGTTGCGGTTTGTGGTCAGGCTGAGTGCCAAATTTCCCATTCCACGAGCGCGCGGTAGAGCCGCGTTTCCCGCTCGTAAAAGTCGCTCTCCCTCGCGTGGACGCACCCCTCGAAAAGGGTCGAGCCAAACGTCGCGGACAGCCCGGCAAGGAATGCGTTCAGGGCGTCGCGCCCCGCAATCGTGTCCTCCTTGGCCGCCGCGTAGAAATCGAATTGGTAATGCGTGAACCTGAGCCCCGGATTGCCCGAATGGACGAGCTCCCACGGCGAAGTGATAACCTTCAGGACGAGGGTCGGCCCCGGAAGCGGCGTCGCCTCCGGCATGATGTTCGGATAGACGCGCGAGCTGACGACTGCGGTCACGCCGGTAGCGGACTGAAGCGCCAGAAGGAAATCGGCTTCGACGCTCATAGTCTGCTCACGCTCCCGTAGACGGCCTTTTCGACCAACTTGTCGATTTCCTCCTCGGCCTGTATGGCGAAGAGATTGGCAGCATTCCCGGCCTGATCCTCGAGCGCGGGCCTAAGAAACGGCGTCGCCTCGCGCTTCGACGTCCCCTGCTCGACAAATGCGCCGTACATCGCCGGATAGACGATTATCTCCTGGCCCTTGCGCCTGCCCTCGGTGGCAATGTCAAGCGGTTCGCCTCCGGTGAGAATCCCAACCATGCCAATGAAGGACACGCCGTCCTTCATGCGGGACGTCTTTCGGGTAATGTGCTCCTTCAGGAATCCGTAGAGAACCGGGACGTAATTCTTGGCCGAGGCATAGATCGGCTCCAGGGCGATCCGGAGCGCCGCCATTATGACATTCTGGCGAATGCCCTCCGGCAGAGATTCGATGTTCGAAATCGTCTCGGGAAGGCCTGTGACCTTTATGTCAACGGTTGCCATGGTGCGCCCCGTCAGGATTTCACAATCCCTTGCTCCGAGATTATGATGAGGTACTCCCGGCGCCCGACCTCGACGGGAACGCCGGCCACCTTGTAAATCGTCCCGTACTGATCGACGATGCGCTCGGCTCCGGTCAGGCCTGCGATGTAACGCACCGTCCACTCGGTGAAGAGCGAGTCGGAGTGCTGATCCGCGATAAACATCGATCCGCGCCGGATGCTCGGGACGTCCTTCTTCTTGGCGTGGACAGTGTAGGCGGTTGTCCATGTGTCCACCTGCGCGCCCGTCGCGGTCTGCGAGGTTGAGCGCGTCTGTATCTGAATGAGGCGGTCTAGGTTGCCGACGGTCATTTTCCGGGCTTGTGCGTGACCTTCTTCGCCTCCCTGCGCTTGATCCAATCGTGAATCGCCAGCATACCGGCGATGATGGCGACGGCAGAAGCGGCGACACGGAGTCCCCAGTCAACTTGCTCCTGCCATGCCGTGATGGCTCCGGCAGTTGACATGATGGCTCCGACGGCGGTCACAAGATGGTGTCTCATGGCTTCAGTCCCGAGCGGTAGGCGGTCGCCATTTCGGCGAAGTCTGCCAGGTGTTGGGCGTCAATCCGCACGTTCCCGTCGGGCAGGGGTGCGGTGCCGTCGTTCGCCTTGAGCGACGGAATGAAATGGGAGCCGTACCCGGCGGCGATGAGGCCATTGTACCGGAGCACGGCGTTCTTGGTGATCTCGAAGGAACCGTCAGGGAGTCGCCCGATCAGCCCGGAATTCCCCACATTGCCGTCGAGCGAGGGGTGCGCGGCGGCCACGGGCTTCGGGGCGATCGTACACCCGGCGAAAATCAGGATCGGCACGATCACGGCCATCGCGGCGATGAGCGCGAAGGCGAGATCCTCGGCTGTGTGCTTGCGTCGGGG